CGCCTCAATCAGCACCACGACGAGATACACCACCGTCCAGAACGTGATCACGGCCAGCACGAACCCTTCGACGTCGTGATGCCTCATCGCTCTTCCTGGACGATCCCGCCGTTGAGCGGCGTCCCGGCGGTGTCGTGGTCCCACATCGGGAAATCCTCGAGGTGGGCCATCACGAGGATCAGCCCGCGGGCGAGGTAGCTGAGGTCGGGTGCGCCCGCCTCGACCGACTCCCGTAGCTCCTCGCCGATGCCCGCCTTGATGAAGCTGGCCATCATCGCCGCCCCCCGCCACGCCTCCGGGCTCTCCCCGAGTGTGACCGCCATTTCCAGGGCGACGTTCTTGGCCCACTCGACGTGTTCTTCGCTGAGCGGGATCCGCATCGACCCTGCGTCGATCGGTTCACCCATGGCGATACCTCCACTCCGCCCAGCCCCACCAGCCGCCGAGCAGGATCACCCCGGCCCACAGCAGATAGACGTAGAACGACAGGACGATCCCCGCGATGAGCAGCAGGACGATGTACAGGCGGGCGCGGTTCAGTTTCGACATCCCGGTTCTCCTTCGGTGTTCATCGTCGACCAGTCGCCGTCGGCGCTGAAGACGATCTTGGTGTGCAGGGTCGAGCGCACCGCCCCCAGCCGGAGCACGTGGATGCCCTCGGTAGACCAGGCGCTGTAGGCGTCGGTGCGGTGGGTGAAGCGACGGTCGTCCAGATAGCCCTGGGGCTGGTTGAGCACCCCGTCGAACGTCCACCGCCACCCCCACTTGGTGGTGTCGGCGTCGAAGAACAACGTCCCCGCGGTCACCGTCGCGCCGTCGTAGGCGTAGGTCCGCTCCATCTCGAAGCTGAACAGCACCTGGTCTCCGAACGGGAACAGCGGGGCCCGGTACTTCTCAGTGGTCGTGATCCGGCACCAGTTGGTGCCCGCCGCCGCATCCGTGACGACGGCGGGCGACGGCAGCTTGGTAGCTGTCGAAGTCCACGAGTGGCGGACCGGGTACTCGTCACGCCAACGCGGCCGGTGATACCACACCCAGCGGGCCTGGGCCCGGGTGAGGGTGGTGTGGGCGGCGACCCCGCTCACCCACTGGCGACGGGTCATCGTGGCCCCGGCGGGTGCCGGGGCCAGCGCCAGGGCCAGCGCCCCGGCCAGGAGTATGCGCCTCATACCGTCTCCCCGTACCGCTCCTGCCATCCGGTGCCGAACACGGTCTGGATGGCGTCCTGGACGTCGCGGTGGGCGAAGCCGTCGTGTTCGCTGAGATCCAGCAGGAACTCGGCGGGTTCGTCGTCAGAGACGAGGTTGGCGTCGTCGCGGGTCATGACGGCGAGCGTGGTGACTTCGGCGGGCTCGGCGATGCGCTCCCACCGCACCGTGTGCAGCAGGGCGACCGCCTCGGCCACGTCCTCGTCGGCGTAGGCCCCGACGACGGCGGTCGTCGCCCCGTCCATCCCGGCGTGGTGGAAGTGTTGCGTCACCACGTACACCGGCTCGATGTCGTAGCTCTTGCTCATTCGGTTTCCTTTCTGTTGGCCCGCTCGGCGCGGGCACATGGGTGGTCCAAGAACGAACCGGTGAGGATCGCGAACGCCCGCACCAAGGCGTCGGCGTCGTCGCGGTCGACGAACATCGGGGCGACCCCGACGATCATGTGACCGCAGAAGTTGATCCCCATCTCGGCACCGCGCCAGGCCTCCGGCGACTCGCCCAACACGTCGGCCAGCCCGTTCATCAGGCAGTCCATGAACTCGTGGATGCCTTCGTGGTCTTCGGCCCGGCCGCGGGCATACGTGTCGGCCAGGTCGTCCTTGGGGGTGGTCACTTCTCTTTCTCCTCGCACTCGCGGCACACCCCTTCGGGGATCTTGCCGTTCCATCGCCGCACCAGGATCTGGCGGATGCGGTGACACACCCGGCAGTAGCCGACGACCCTCATGACAGCTTCTTCAGCTCGGCCAGCACGTCCTCGACGTGCAGCACCAGGTCGTACACGGACGGCAGCAGCCGCACCGGGATCAGCTTGTCCTTGCGGGCCGCGGCGAGGATGCCGGTCACCGCCTCGACGGCGCTCAGCCCCGTCAGGGGGTCAGAACCGTTCGGGGCGGTGACCGCCGGGGTGCGCTTCTTGGCCGTTCCCCGGGGCTTCTTCGGCGGGGCCAGGCCCACGTCGATCTTGTGCTTGTGCTCGTGCACGACGACCGCCTGGAGGCTGTCCCACGGCTTGCCGCAGACCCGGCAGTCGTACACGCCGTCGGCGTGGGGCTCCAGCGGCCGTTCGAAGGCCGCCTCGACGGTTGCTCGGTCGTAGTCCATCACTCACTTCCTTGGATCGCGTGCAGATGCTTGCGGCGGGTCCGGGCGGTCTCCTTGCGGGCTTCCCGGGCCTCGGTGATATGGGTCTCGATCCACGCCAGGCGCTTCTCCTGGACGGTGGGCTTGGGTTCGTCCCTGCCGTACCGGACCCATCCGGCCGGGTCGACGTAGCGGCGATAGACGAGGTCTCCGGTGTTGGCCCCGTAGGCCTCCCGCTTCTCTCGCCCACACCGCTCGCAGCGGAACGTGTACGGGTCACCGCCGTAGGGCGGTGACCAGTCGGTGGGCACCTCGAACCAGGCGTGGCCGAGGGGCGGGTCACAGGTGCGACGGATGATCGGCATCAGTCGTCACCCTCGTGGCGTACCGCCACCGTCGTGATGTAGCCGCGTCCGGCGGCATAGGCGGCGACCGCCTGCCAGCCGTCCATCAGCTTCTGCTCGCTGGCGATCCTCCCCGCCCGATACGCCCCGTAGATGCGGTGGGGCAACCCGACGAACTCGGGGTTGTCGTCGGTGCCGACGCGGTGCTGGTGCTCCTCGTCGGCCTCGACGTCGTACGTCTTGATCACCGACTCTTCGAAGTTCTGGCAGTCGATCGCCTGCACGACGAGGCTGGTGTGGACGCTGGCGTCGCCCTGCTCGGCCAGGCGTTGCAGGTCGCCGCGCTGCATCTCCTTCTCCCGCTCGCGGGTGATGTCACCTTTCATCCAGCACTCGTTGACGGTGACGAGGTACGGCGTGTCGACCACGCTGGTGAACATCGCCGTGACGAGCACCATCAGGTCCGACGGGAAGGTGGGACATTCCCGGTCGAGCCCGATGATCAGCTCGGTCTCGCCGCCCTGGAGGGCGACGATCACCTGGAGGGAGAGCTTCGGGCTGTAGTTCAGCCTGGCCCCGAGCATGTACTCGTTGGCCAAGTCTTGAGCTTGGGTCATGGTGGTTCCTTTCTGTTGGGTGGGGGCGGGGAGCCGGTTCCCCGCCCCCAGGCTGGTTCTAGCGCCCGTCCGCCGACAGCGTGTACTGGACGTCGCCGTCGTAGTCCTTGACCTCCGTCGCGTCGACGACGCGGCGGACCTCCTGGCGCACGGTCGCCCCGAGCGCCAGCGAGAGGTTGTCTGGCACGTAGGTGTCGCTGGCCTCTTCCATCAGCCGGAGCTGGTCACGCAGCCCGTTGGCGGCGAGCACCAACGACTCCGTGTCCAGCGGACCGAGCTTGCCGTGGTTGAGGCTGACGCTGTACCGCACCGCCCGATCGAAGGCCTCCTTGACGAACGCGGGCATGTACCCGTCCATCGCCTCGAACACCCGGTCGAAGTTGGTGTCGGGGTCGAGCGCGTCCCCGATCACCCGTCTGGCCAGCTTCTCCACGCCCGGCCGGTCCATCGGACCGATGTGGATCACCGCGTCGAGGCGTCCGGGCCGGACCATGCCCTTGTGGATGCGCTCGGCGTGGTTGGTGGTGAGGACGAGCAGCATCTGCAAGCCCTTGCTGGAGAAGCCGTCGAAGGTGTCGAGCATCCGGTTGACGTCCCGCTCGCCCGCTCCGGCCTTGGTGTCGAGGTCCTCCATGAACAGCACCCCCGGCTGGTAGATGCGCAGGGTCTGCATCGCGGCGTGGATGTCGTCCCGGCCGGGGCGGCACATCAGGAACGTCCACCCGTTGGCTTCGGCCACCTGTGCCGTCAGCACCGCGGCGAGGGTCTTGCCCACGCCGTACGGCCCCTCCAGCAGGACGGCCCGTTTGCCCGGCTGGCCCAGGTCGAACAGCACGTCGGCGTGGCGGATGGGCGACCACACGTTGGCCTCCAACTGCTGCATCGCGTCCTGCGTGTAGACGACGTCGTCCCAGTTCACCGACGTCGTGTCGATGAACTGGAGGTCCCCGTCGATGGCCTTGCCCTTGTAGATCGACTCGGTCCGCAGGAACTTGTCGATCAACGTGAACAGCCCGTCGATGTGGTCCTTGTACTTGCGCGGGCACGTCACGGTGAGCTGGAAGATCTCTCCCAGCTCCTGGTGTCGGGTCGCGCCCAAGTGCAGGATCGTGTTCTTCAGCCCCGGGAAGCGCATCGCCCCCCAGGGCACCTGGATCGTCTCGTCGATCCCACAGGCCACGTCGATCAGCTGCGGCGGCTCCTTGCCGAAGAAGTGCCGCACCGTGTAGCCCACGGTCCAGCCCGCCGCCTGCTTGACGGCCTTCATCGTGGCCAGCGCCCCGTCGAACGGACGGAACGGGAACTGCCGCGACACCTGGTATTCGTGCTCCTCGTCCTCGATGCGGGCGCTGAGGAAGTCCCGGCCTTCCACCATCGACAGGTGGGCCGGGATGACGAACTTCGTCCCGAAGAACGTGACGTCCTCCTCCTTGGTCAGCTTGCCGCCCAAGATGGCGAGCGCCTCCAAGGCCTCCTCGCGTCTCTCGAGTTCGCTCTTGTTCATGTGGTTCCCTTTCTGTTGGGTTTCCGCTGGGTGCGGCTGTAGGGCTGGCGTGACGCCGGGAGGCTTGGGATGGGCCTCTCGAACGTCTCCAGCGCGTCGGCGGGGAAGCGCAACTGACGCTGTGGCGTCATCACTCCGCCTTGGAGGATCCCCCGTTTGTGCCAGTCCCGGACGGTGTCGCGGGTGACCCCGAGGGCGCGGGCGATGTCCCTGACGGACAGCCCGTGGTCCCGCTTGCGCGCCTCTATCGCGCTGAGCGGGATGAAGATGCGGCCCTCGAACTTCTGGCCCGGGAGCTTCCCGGAGTTGACCAGGCCGTGGACTCGTTGTCGGCTTATGCCGAGCAGCCGGGCGGCGTGATTGACCGACACCAGCTGCTCATCGGGCACGACATCTCTCCATGGTGTCTCCTTTCGGTGGGTGGGCAGGCGCGCGTTCAGCGCACGAACGAAGTGGCCGGGTGCATCGGCCCGATCTCGCCGTCGTCGGGGCCCCGCCAGTACGGCTCGATCAGCACCCAGCGATGGTTCAGCGGGTCCATCTCCCCGTTGGCCATCCGGGCCGGTCCACCCAGGCTCGGGTAGTACTGGTAGCTCCAGTGCTTGCGGACCAGCTGGCGGTACTCCAACGGCACCCCGATGCCGGTCGGCTTGTAGCCCGGATCGACCACCCGCCGCAGCCGCAGCACGGTGTAGTCGAGCAGCGCCTTGCGCTTGGCCAGTCGTTCCCATCGGCGCAGCTCGTGACGGTGGGGATGCCCGGCGCGGCGGACGATGATCTGCTGCCACATCAGGCGCATGAACACGTAGAACCAGCGGCGCTGGAACCCGACCGGGTACGGCACCGTGCCCGGCACGTATTCGCTTTGCTCGCGCATCGTCCACGGCACGTCGAAGCTCCACGGCAGCACCTCGACCGGGAGGAACCCGTCGCGCACCGTCGACGGGTCGAAGATGTCCATCCCCGCCGCCTTGGCGGTGGCGTAGTAGCCCTCGGCGAAGTCCTCCCGGGTGGTGTAGAAGAAGATGCTCACCCCGGCCCGCACCGTGTCGTCGACCTGGCTGAGGATGTTCGGCTCTCGGCACCACCCGATCGCCCGGATGTGGACCCGCAGCGTCGGGTGGGGCAGACCAGACCTGGGGTCGAGGTCGGGAAACACGACCGCCCGTTCGAACACGGCGAACCCGTCCTGGGCGAACAGGTCCGTCTCGTGCAACACGTCGGGCACGGCCAGCTCGGCGGCCTCGTCGATCTCGTCCAGCACCTCCGCCGACACGTAGTGGCTGACCGCCCGGTCCAGCATCTTGTGCTCCCGCACCGCCAGGTGCAGCCCCTGGCGGATGGCGGTGTCGTCGCCGGAGAACTGCTCCCGCCCGACGATCGTCTGGCCGTCGGCCAGCCCGCCCATGATGATCGGGTTGCCGTCCGGCCCGACGAAGCCGTAGCTGGCCCCGAACTGGATCCACGCGTGCAGCCACGGCTTGGACAGCAGATCGCGGGCGATCTGCGCGTTCATCGGGCTGTGCGGCCGGTAGTACTGCTCGGCCAGAAGCACCTCCCGTTCGGCCTGGGCCCACCGTTGGAGATGGGCGTCGACGGCGGGGCCGATCCCGGCCCACTTGGCGCTCATGGCTCGGCCCCGGTGATGCGTCGGATCAGCCGGGTCGACTTGCCCCAGGCGTAGGGGAAGTTGATCGGGGCGTCGGAGAAGTCGTCCGGCGTGAGCTCGCGCCCCAGCCGGGTCTCGAAGCAGCCCACGCACAACATGCCCAGGCCGGGGCCGGTGCGTTCGGTGCAGACGCCGTCGTCGTCGAAGACGAGCACGATCTGCCCGACGATGTGTTCCCACAGCTCGTCGGTGACCATGTACATCTCCCCGATGTCGAACGTGTCGACGCCGCAGTCGAGACACTCGTGTCGAGTGCTCATGGGGTGTTCCTTTCTTCGTCGGAGACGTTCCACGGTCCCCAGTGCAGGTGGCGCAGCATCTCCACGCGGGCCTGATCCCACGTGTAGCGCTGCACCTTGTCGGGATGGATGCGGGCGACCTGGTAGTAGAAGGCCGCCGGAGCGGTGACGTCGTTGCCGTTGGAGCGGTCCACGACGTACGTCAGTGTCGTGTCCCGCAGGTGTTCGAAGCCGGGCGGTCGCTCCTCGACCGGGGGCAGCTTGATCACCTCGTCGTATTCGCACCAGGCGTGCCACAGCCGCCTGCCTTCCAGCGGGCCCTGGCCCTGCACCACGCCGTGGCACAGCAACCAGTCGCGGTGTTCGGTGGCCAGGCGACCGGCGACCTGGAAGCAGTCGCCGGTCGCCTTGGGCCTACGCGTCACCCTTGGGCAACCGCTCGTCGAGCAGCGCGTACAAGGCCAACAGCGCCTGGGCCACGGCCACCGTGGCCAGCGGCGCGGCGTTGGTTGGGCTCCGCCCGGTCAGGTTCATCGCCTTGACGAGGTTGGTGTCGGCAAAGCGGGCGAAGTCGCCGTGCCGCATCGGTTCGGGCTCAGGCTTCCTGGTCGGCATTGGCCTTCGCCTCCTCGGCCTGGTAGTTGGCCCACTCGTCGTCGTAGTGCCACGGCTTCTCGAAGAAGTGGAGCAGGTTGCGGGCGTCGTAGCCCTCGTTCTCGACGAGCCACTCGCCCAAGGAGACGAGGTTCTCGTGGGTCTGCCACCATTTCAGTTCGATGGTCATTGCTGGGTTCCTTTCACTGGTTTGTACCAACGGATGACGAGGTGCCCTTCCCCCAGGTCGCACACCTGGGGGACGACCACCACGTCGGGGTCTGGATGGACCGGCAGGGTGCCGTCCCGCCTCCAGGCTGCCTCGTCGGCGGGCCCGAAACGGTAGACCCCGGCTTGTCCGGCAGCGAGCGCGGCTCGCTCGTCGGCGCTGAACTCGACCCCCGGGAACAGCACCTCTGCCATCTGTTGCGGCGTCACGTGGGCCACGGGTCACCCGGCTTCCAGTCGTCGGGCAACGGGACCACCTGGGGCGGCGGGATGGTGTCGGGGTTGGCCGTCAACACCAGCACCTGGCCGATGTCGGCGGCGTTCGTCACCACCCGATGCCACTGCTGAGCCAGGCTGGTCAGCACCTGCATGTCCTCGGCGGTGGCGGCCAACGTGTTGCCCTCCTCGTCGGGCTCGCCCGCGCACAGCACCACCGGCCCGTAGATCGGCCGACCGGCGAACCAGCTGGCCGGGACGTTCAGGTGGGCCTCGTCGAGCATCCCGTTGTCGTCGATGAAGTACCCGGCGGTCTCGCTCACCCGCAGGAACGTGAGCACCGCCTGATCCAAGCCGAACTTGATGCCCTCGTAGCTGTTGGGCACCGGGTCGATGCGGCCATCCGGCTTGATCGCCAGCAGCAGCTTGCGCTCGTCACGCGCCATCGTGATCCTCCTCGGTGTTGTGGGCGATGTTGGTCAGGGCGTCGTTCAGGTAGGCGTGAACGGCGTGGGCCAGCGGCAGCTGGCACTCCGGCCCGTGCACGAGCACCTGTCCGCACAGCGGACATTGCCGGTCGGCCCGGTCGTGCCAGTCCTCCTCGATCACCTCGAGCAGGTTGACCAGCTGCCAGCTGAGCTCCCCGACCATCTGGAAGATGACGTGGAGCGCTTCGTTGTAGGGCTGGTTCTCGGGCAGCGCATCGGCCAGCGCGTCCCGGGCCCCTTGCAGGTCACCGCTCACCCCTCACCTCCTCGTAGACGATGTCCACGGCGTCGCGGAACAAGCCGGTGAGGGTGGCCGAGTCCCACGAGCGAATCTCCTCGCCCGCCTCGTCCTTGAGCGTCGCCTCCCAGTGGGTGATGTGCCCCTCGTCGAACTCTGCGTACAGGTCGATGGCGCAGCGGAAGTCGCTCATGGCTTCTTCCCGACCTGCCGGATGGCTTCGGCGAGGACCGCTTGGACGGCCTGCATGAAGCGGTCGTAGCAGTCCTCGCAGTAGTACTGGCCGTCGTCCGCCTGCCAGGTGGCCTGCCAGAACAGGCCGGACACGACGTTGCCGTGCATGTCCTCGGTCTCGGACAGGACGAACCCGATCGACTCGCCGCACTCCGGGTTGGCGCACATGGCCTCGTCCAGCGGCAGCTCGACGGGCGGGTTCGGGTAGCGACCCCCGTCTTCGTCGTAGGTCTCGAACTCGATGGGATCGACGGGCCTCATGACACCACCTGCCGACAGTGGCTGCACGTGGTCACCCGATCGACGCTGACCAGCTCGTTGGTGTGCGACATGAGCCAGAACGGCAGCAGCAGCCCCCCGCTGAGGATGGTCAGCATCAGCCACCCGAAGCCGAACTTGCTATGGCGGCGGACGTAGATCGGCGTCGTCACGACATAGCGCGGCGCGCACATCCCGCACGCCGGGCACGGCGGGAACACCGGCGCGGGAAGCCCGGTCATGACTCCTCCCGGTGCAAGGTGACCGGAGGCCCCCACACCACGGAGCGGTTGGCCTCCGGGCGGGTGGCCGCGGTCATCATCTGCTCTTCGCCGTAGCGGTTGACGTACCGCTCGACCATCAGCTGGGTTCCGTCGGGGAAGGTCCCGACGTAAACGATGCGATCGGACATGATGTTTCCTTTCCGTTGCCCGCCGGGTTGGCGGGAGTGGACCGGCGGGGAATCGAACCCCGCGCCAGGAGGAACAGACCAATGAAGTTCCTGGCCCCACCGAGGGCGGCCCGTATACGTGCCCAAATGCGTCCCACTGATCTGCCGGGGAGCTTTCCCCGCTCCCGCGGCCGGGGACGAAATCTCGTCCCACTGATCTGCCTACGGCCTGAGCCGTAGCCCCGGGTGGCCCGGGGTCGTCCCACTGATCTGCCGGGCTCCCCAGCCGGAGCCCGGGGAGGCCATTTCTCGTCCCACTGATCTGCCGGGGCCCTCAGCCAGCCTGAGCCCGGCCGGGGAGCCCCGGTCGCCTCCTGCCAGCTCTCAGCCAGCCAGCCGGGGCCATGAGCCCCGGCCCCGTCCCGTCCTGTGGTGGCCTGGTGGCCTGCTCAGTCGGGTCCGTCGTCCTCCCCGAGCCACTCCAGGAATCGGCGTGCTCGCCGCTCCCGGGCCGCCCGCTGGTCGGGCTCGTCAGCCGCCGATGCGGCATCCTCGCCCGCTGGTCTGGCCCCACCACCTGATTTCGAGGTGAGTTGACCTGATCCGGGGCAGACCTCGGTGACCGCTGTCATCCACGGAGAAACCGCGCAGTAGCGACAGATGACATCGTCCCCGTCGCCGACCCACGTGTGCGAGTCCGCCCCAGCCGGGTTCTCCGATTGACGCTGGGCGTCTGGGTTGGTCATGGTTTCCTTTCTGTCCCGGGTTCCTGGGCCCGGGATCGTGGGCGGGGCCGTTGCCCCGCCCGGGTGCTACCGCACCAAGGCGACGACGAGCATCAGCCCCAGCGCCCCGATGAGCGCCAGGCGCAGCACCCGCAGCCGTTCGTGTGGCGTCATTGGCGCGACTCCCTTGCCGCCGCAGCGGCCCGGGAGACGCGGACTTCGAGCCGCTGGATCACGCCCAGCAGCTCCTCGGCGTCCGTGACGAGGCGCATGACCTCGTTGCGGACGGCGGTCACCCGCGCCTGGAGCAGCTGGGCTGCGGCGTCGACGCGGGCCAGGATCTGGTCGTCGGTCATGTTGGCTTGGCTCATGGTCTGTTTCCTTTCGTCCCCCGGGATGGGGGAGTGCCCGGGCGAGGGGCGAACCTCGCCCGGGCCGTGTTCACCCGCGGGTGAACATGATCCGGTGGCCGTCTGACATCTCGACGGTCACCTTCCGCACGGTGCGCCCGCGCTGGTCGGTCGCGGTGAACAACGACCCGATCGAGCGATCCTGGCGGTAGTCGTCCACCTGGTCCACCGAGCGATGCGCCCATTCCAGGTACTCCTGGCGGCGCAGCCGGATGTTCGGCCGTACCGGGACGGCCCGCTTGGTCTTGACCTTGCGCTTGACCGAGTTGCCCTGCCGGTCACGCCGCGTGCTGGGCATGATCGTCGTGGACCACGGTCACCCGGCATTCGTTGCCGTTGGCCATCGGGAAGGTGTAGGTGCCGGGGGCGTCGTGTTCGGCGATCAGCATGAACGCCGCCACGTGCGGCGGATGTGGCCCGCCGCCCGCGATCACGACCCGCCCGATCACGCACGTGACGTCGAAGCCGGGCATCGTGTCCAGCTCGTCCTCACGCCACGGGCGCTTCACGCCCTTGCCGTTGGTGGTGCGGGGATTGGTGGTGGTCATTGGTCTGGTTCCTCTCTTCCCCCCACCGTGGGGGGAGCGGACGGGGAGCTGGCGAAAGCTCCCCGTCCCTTCAGTCCTCGTGGACGACGGGCAGGCACTCGTCGATCGAACGCTCGACGAGCTGCTCCGCCGCCAACACGATCACGCTGGGATTGGCCTCGGGGTCGAGGCTCAACGCGGCGATTTCGAGCTCGATCCATCGCATCCCCAACGCGCCCGCGATCCGCTCCAGGGCCCGATGGCTGGGCATCTTGACCCCGTTCTCGATCTCGGACACGTACGGGTACGACAGGTCGGCGTGGTGGGCCAGTTCCCGTCGACCCATGCGCAACTCGGCGCGCCGGATCGCGATCGCCCGGCCCAGCCGGTCGCTGAAGGTGAGCCCCGTCATGGCAGCTGTTCCAGCTGGGCCACGCAGCGCTCGCAGTCGCACATCATGTCCCCGATCAACTCGTCGTCCGGGTTGACCAGGGTCACCTGGTACTTGGGCTTCTCGATGGCGTACCCCGTGCCGGGGTCCCACCACGCGACGCCTCCGCTCACGCCGAGCCGGTTGTACATGATCCCGCACAGGGTGACGTGGCCGTCGACCAGGTCGACGTCCATCACGGTGTCCTCGAGGATCCGGTTCCCGGACTTCAGCACGAAGCGCACCTGGGTGCCGTGCTTCACTCGCATTGGTCTGTTTCCTTTCTCCCCCCTGGCGGGGGGCGTGGACCGGAGCGCGGCGAAACGCTCCGGCCCCAGGGGACTAGTTGTCCCGGCGCACCGCGACGAGGGCCATCTCGTCGCCGAGGGCCTCGTAGCAGCGGCAGGCCCAGCGGTCGCGGAATCCCCGCACGTAGCCCTCACGGGTGTCGGGGATCGGCGGCCACCAGTCCTCCTCGGCCATCCACTTGATCGCCTGGGCGAACGTGAGCGTGGTGGCGTCGGCGCGGCTGGACCCGAGGCGATACGCGATGTACCACTCGTAGTCCAGCTTGACCAGGTCGTGGCAGGTGTCGTCGCCGAGGAACTCGTTGACGTGCTCGTCGCACACCGTCATCACGTGATCCTGGCCGTCGGCCGGGCACGAGTGGATGATGCGCGCCGTGGCCACGGTCTTGCACTCGTAGCGGTCGGGCGGTCCGAACTCGGCGCAGCCGGGATCCGGATAGCCCTCCCACACGTAGTCGCACAACGGCATTGCCACGCTGGGCAGATTGTGGGTCATGGTCTGGTTCCTTTCCTGAAAGCCCCCCGACTGATCTGCCGGGGGGCAGCGCCCGGCCAGGAGGCGAATCCTGACCGGGCCGTGGCTCGCGATGGACCAGCCAGCCAGCCGGGCCTCAGCCCTGGGGGGCCTCGGCCATCTCGTAGCTCCTCATCCGGGTCCAGTAGCGGTCGCCGTCCCGACCCTGGAGCATGAACGCCCCGTCGTCGCTGACGACCACCACCCGGCGACCCAGGACGTAGATCGCCCGTATGCCCTGGAAGGTGTCCGGGGCCGCGGCGAGTGCCGCTGCGGCGGTCTCGTAGTGGTCCATTGGTCTGTTTCCTTTCTCCCTGGTCACGGTGACCAGGAGCGCCCGGACGGGGGGGCGAACCCCATCCGGGCCGTGCGGTCAAACGACCGGATACGGGCGCACGCGGCGGTACTCCGCCCCGGTGACGATCTCGTAGTCGTCGCCCTCGGGGCGCAGCTGCATCACGCAGTCCGGGGCGTCGTTGAGGCACCGGACCTCCCACCACCCGAAGTCCCCCTCGCCGGGGGCCTGGATGGCGTACATGAACCCGTCCTCCGCACCGTGGAAGTGCCAGGCGTCGTCGCCCACCCGATACGCCACCCAGTCCGCTCCGCCCCAGTGGCGAGCGGCGAAGGCGACCGTGGGAGGCGTGTCGTGGCACACCGCCCACCGCCGCCACCGGCTGACGTAGACGGGGTCCTGCCGGGCGCGTGCCGTTTGGCGGGCCTGGGGCAGGGTGTCGTCCAGAGGAGCGAGGTCGAAGCACATGCGGCTCAGCTGGCGCTCGATCGCGTCCTTGCCGTAGCTGTCGGTCATTGGTCTGTTTCCTTTCCCCGTCCCCGTTCGGGGGCGGAGCGCCCACACGCAGTTCGACCTGCGAATGGGCCGGACCATTTCTGGTCCCACTGATCTCCCCCACTGATCTGCCGGGGGGCGGCGGGGGGGCTGGCGGCCCGCATCACGTGTGCGTGGCCGGAGCCAGCCAGCCAGCCAGCCCAGCCCTAGCCCCCAGCCCCCTCCCGTCCGTCTCCGTCCGTCCGGGGGTCAGGGGCCCCCCGTGCGGGGTCGTGCCCCCCGGTCGGGGGTCACGTGCCCCCCGGTGGGGGTCGGGTGCCCCCCCGGTGGGGGTCGGCCCCCCCGTCCGGGGGTCGGGTGCCCCGTGGTCGGGGTACGCCTGCCCCCCGAAGTGGGAGTCGTGGCTGGTCAGGGATCCTTTCGTCGGATCGTGCCTGGTCAGGAGCGTGACCGTGCCCCCGCCCCCCGCCCGACCAGGGATGGGAACGCTCAGGACGCATGGGCGTTGCTCAGCGGACGTCCGGCGGGAGCCCTCCACAGAGGAGGACCCCCGGTCCGTACGTGCTACCTCAGAGCGGGCTGCGGCCCACCCGACCGGCCCACGGCCGTGCCGTTCGCTTCGGCTGCCGGGGGAATGGTCGGGCCTGGCTGCCCCTAATGGGGCGAGGGGCCTGGCGTCCAGCCGGATCTTTGTCCCGTCCCCTCGGTCCGCCCCTACGGTCGTAAAGGTCGGCGGGGGGCGGGACGGCTGAGGGCCTCCTGAGCAGGCGTGCTGCTAGGGGCGGTCCGGCGTCGGGAGGGGCGGGGGCGAACGTCCGCTTAGATGCGATTCGCTCCTCCGCCTCACGTCCGTTGCAGATGGTGCACCAGGCCTTGCGGCCCAGTCCATGAGGACAGTGCTTGCCCATGGTGGTCTGTTCCTTCCTTCCGCCCGGAGGGCGGAGCGCCTGGCCAGGCGGCGAAACCTGGCCAGGCCATCTATCAGTAGTCGCAGTCGATGCCGATGACGCGGTAGTGGTAGACGGAGTTCTTCCACTTCAATGGGCCGCACCCGTAGTCCCGCAAGGTCCGCTCGGCCCACCGGACGCTCCGGTCGCCACCCCAACTAGGGCGGAGCCACCGAGGAGCGTCCAAACGGCCGATGACCAGGTCCAATCGCTGCGGGGGATCGACGTTCACTCGTTCACACGTCAGGTGCACTCGAACGATGGACTGCCTCGGTACGAGGTCGTAACATGGTCCGAAGCGTGCACCCTCAGCGTGATCGACTGTTCCGGCGATCGCGGCGACGGTCGCCCCAAGGGCGAACGCCAGGCGTCGGGTCATCTTCATTGGTCTGTTCCCTTCTTCCGTCCCGGCGGGACGGAGTGCCCGGATGAGCGGCGAAACTCATCCGGGCCATTGTTCCGGTCAGTACGGCAGGTTGTCCGCCCATCCAACGTGATACGGGCACACGTTGTGCCCCTCGATCACGCAGGTAGCGGTCCGCTGGCAGCGTCCCCCATAGTTGGGATTGGCGGCCTCGCACTGTCCCTGAGCAGGGGCGACGTCGATATGGTCGACGTACTCGTCCTTCTCAGGGAGGTTGACGGTCATCCGCAGGTTCGCCAGATTCACGGCGAACTCCATGAAGACGACGCGCTTCACGTCATCTGTCGTGTCGTTCCAAACCTGGCTCCAGGTAGCCCATGCGTCGTCCGTGGGACTGTCGTTCCACGACTCGGTGAGCATGAGCTTCGCCGCCCGATAGGCCGCGTGGCGGAGGTCATCCTCTGCATGGCGTCGGGCGAGCTGGTCTGCTGCGTACATTGGTCTGTTCCCTTTCCCCCACCGTTCCCTGACGGTGGGTAGTCCCGCCCCCCCCGGATTGGGGAGGGCGGGGGGCCGCAACTAGCGGCCGATGGCGATCAAGCCGCGGGCTCCGTCACCGGTCCCTCGGCCGCAGCTGAGGGCTCCTCAGCAGGGGCGGGGACCGGCGGCTCCGGGGCCGTATCCGGCTTGATCTTGGGCTCCGTGGACGACCGGATCTTTCCGGTCGAGGCGGGGGCCGTGGCCGTCCCGGCGGTCGCCTTCCGGCTCCGCTTGGGCTTCTCATCCGCCCCATTCGAGGCGGACTTCTTCTTGGTATCCGGCGCTGCCGCCGCGGCCAGGGCCTTCTCCACCTTCTTCTGCTGGGCAGCCGTCAGGTTGACACCTGCCGCATTGATGGTGGTGATTGCCGCCGCCACCTGATCGGTGAGGCTCTTCGCCGCCGTCCCCTTCCGCACGAATGCGGGCTTGGAGACGGCCCCCGTCCGCGCCGAATGGGCCCGGACGGCGATCGCGATGAGTTCCGGATGCTGGACGTGGAGGGCGAAGCTCGCCTCCTTCTTCGACGGACGCGGCGTCAGCTGCATGACGTCGAACACCAGCTCCTGCACCTTCTCGTTCTCGTGGTTGGTGTAGGTCCCGGACGGGTAGCGGAGATCCGGCTGACCCGGATCCTTCCCTTCCCCATACTGGGCGACGAAGGACTGCCGCGTGAGGCGACCGTTCTTCTTCTCCCATTCCTTGACGAACTCAACGACGTGAGCTGGCGCGGAAGTAGCGATACCATTGAACTTGGCCATGATGTTTCCTTTCGGGAAGGTGGGGCCGAAGCCCCTGCTCACGGACGGCGGGATTGCCATCCGCTAGTCCCCCTCCGGGAATTGCGCCCGGACCATTGGAATCAATGGGCCTCTAGGCGGGGGCCCGAAAGGAATGGACGGTCGTCAGGTAAAGCTCCGCACCGCCCGGATGGGCGAAACGGGTGGCGCTGACCGTTACCGGATGGGGCCTTTCAGCCCGCCCCGGATACCGTCCGCTACCGCCCGATCCCGCATCCGGGAGTGAACTAGCACCCGTTACGTCCCTTTCGGGATACCCCGTACCCTCGACCCCGTAGGGCCTCAATGCGTGATCGCACGTCATCCGCCAGGTAGCAGATGGGCTAGCCCTCCCGGACTGGCATCCCCCGGATGGGGGCCGTTAAGCGTTCGGGCTAGGGATTGGTCGATGTGTCGCCGTCCCCTCAGCGGGGGCGATAGCTGACCTAGCTAGTCGGTCGCCTTACGTGCCGCTAGCCGCGACGCCCGGGGCGGCTGGGGCTCCTGGACCCCTCACCCTTATGGACCCCCCGGGGCCGGTACCGCCCCTGTCGGGGTCCCGCCCTCAGGGGGGCGGGGGGGCCGGTACGGCCCTCAGCCTACTGGTCGGTGGTCGGGCCGTCAAGCGTTGCGGGGGGGCGGTAGTCGGCGCATCATGGCAGAGCGATCGTGGTCGGGCTTTGCCTACCAGCGGGTTTCCGGCGCGCCCGGGGTCAACCGGCGTCAGCTTGCCTCACGTTGCGTCAGGTTCAGGAGGGCTGCGACAATACCTCACGGTGTGCCAGGGCGTATACGGAACGCCATTTGGGGCTGAGGTATACGCATCAGGCCCGTTTTCGGCCCTCATCCGTATACGGCAGCCCTCTGGAGGCCCAACGTATACGCTTGGGCTGTGCCTACCCCGCTGCGTCATCCGGAGTCCGGCCCGTTGGTCGTGTTGTCCGTCAGGGTCTCCACCACCGCCAAGGCAAGGGCTCAAGCAAGGGCCCAAGCTCGCGGCTGCGGCGTGGGCGAACTCATCGAACAGCTCATCGTCACCGGCACCGCTCAAGGCTCCTCACAAACCAGTGCACAACAGGCCGTCAGCGGGGTTACGAACGTCTGTTCGCACGAGCACACGGTGGTCAACCCGGCCACCAACATCCGCACGTGTCGCGACTGCGGCGCGCACCGGGGGGCGGGCGGCTGGGTCCAATGAGCGACGACGAAGCCATGCCCGTCACGGTCGCGCTCACCCCCCGGCTGACCCGGGCCGTCGACGGCGTGGCCAAGCGCAAAGGCCAGAACCGCAGCGCCCTGGTGCGGAGCATCCTCGAGGCCGACCCCGACGTCCGCGACGAGCTGCTCGGCTACGAATGCGTACACGCATCGTACGACATGATGTTGGGCGGGTTGTGGGTGTGTCGGCGGTGTCACGCGTCGTCCCGCGACGACGGCATGACCTGGCAGCCAACCGGCGGCAGCTAGCGTCCGGTTCCTATGCCGCAACCCCACAAGGGACGCCGGGTCAAGCTGACGGTGCGCCTGCCGTACGACCTGGCCGCCGAATGCGCCGTGCGGGCCAAGGCCCGGCGGTGGAACATGAGCGAGTACATCGGGTGGTGCGTGGAGAACACCCTCAACCCCATCGGTGTGCGGGCCGACGAGCGCCGCGACCCCACCCAACAGCACTACGGCAACGCCTACCAGCACGAACGCCGGGTCCGGCAGGCCCAAAGTGGCTGACCCCCGCCCCGGCAACCAGGGCACCGCCGCCGTCGCCCTGCGGCTGGCGGGGGCCTCCTACGCGGAGATCGCCGACGCCCTGCTGTACGCCAACGCCCGCGAAGCCCGCCACGCCGTCGAAACCACCCTGTCCCAGAACATCCCCGACGCCAAAGCCCGCGACGTGCTCCGGGCGGAGGAAGCCGGACGCCTGGAGCGGCTGCTGCGCTCCGTGTGGCCCAAAGCCACCGACCCCAACCACCCCGAACACCTGCCCGCGGTCAAGACCGCCACCGGGATCATCGACCGGCACATCCGCCTGCACGGATTGGATGCCCCGGCCGAAATCGTCGTCCACACCCCCACCGCGGCCGAGATCGACCAGTGGGTGGCCAAGGTGACGGCCAGCACCGTGGGCGTCCTGGCCGAACTGGAGGACACCGTGATCGACGTCGAAGAAGTCACCGATGACCTGGCCGGTTGAGCCCGACGTGGACAAGCTGATCGACGACGTGCTGGACCACCAGGACCAGACCCGCCACCGCATGTGGCGGTACCGGGCCGTGGGCACGGACATGGCCACCGCGCTGGCCGCGGTGGAACGCGAACCGCGCAAGGTCACCCTCAGCCCGCCCCGCGGCGAGCTGCGCCTGGTGGCCCGGTGCGCCCGGCTGCGCGGCCTGTCCCACACCGACCTGGCCCGCCAGGCGCTGGCGACGGTGCTGGTGCGGGAGCACGGCATCGGCCCCGAGGAGATCCCGTGGCTCAGCGCCAAGGGGCTGCTGCCGTGAGCGACGACCTGGAGTCCTACAAGAACTGGACCCCCGCCGCCCAACAGACCGCCCTGGATCGGTTGCGCCGGGCCACCAACGACAGCTGGCGCCCGTTCTACTGCAAGCGCGACGACTGCGACGGCAGCCCCCACGACGACTTCACGTGGCCGCACGCCCGGCGCGACCAGCGGCCCCCGCCGGACACGGAATGGCTCACCTGGCTGCTCAAGAGCGGCCGGGGCGCGGGCAAGACCCGCGCCGGGGCCGAATACACCTTGCGGATGACCGCCGTGACCAAACGGATCGCCATTGTCGCCGCCACCGGGGCCGACGTGCGCGACATCTGCCTGGAAGGCGAATCCGGCGTGCTGACCGTGGCCCGGCCCGGCCTGCGCCCCCACTACGAACCCTCCAAGCGGCGGTTGACCTTCCCCAATGGATGCATCGCCACGACGTTCAGCGCCGAAGAGCCCGACCGGCTGCGCGGCCCCGAGCACGGCTACGCCTGGATCGACGAACCGGCCCACTGGCCCCTGGTCCAGGAGACGTGGGACAACTTGATGTTCGGGTTGCGCATCGGCAAGCGGCCCCGCGTCGTCGCCACCACCACCCCCAAGCCCCGCCAGTGGGTCAAGGACCTGGTGGCCGACCCGCGCACCCGGGTCACCACCGCCAGCACCTACGACAACCTGCAGAACCTGGCCCCCGTCTTCGCCGACCGGATCATCGCCCGCTACGAAGGCACCCGCCTGGGGCGGCAGGAGATCCTGGGCGAAGTGCTGGAGGACGTCGAAGGCGCGCTGTGGACGTGGGACATGATCGAACCGGACCGGCTGGCCAAGGCACCGTTGCATTTGCAACGAGTCGTCGTCGGGGTCGACCCGGCGGGCGGGGCCAAGCCCCACAACGACGAGACCGGGATCGTGGTGTGCGGCCTGGCCGACGACCACCTGTACGTGCTGGCCGACCGCTCCGGGCGGATGAGCCCCCACGGGTGGGCCTCCGCGGTCGACGCCGCCTACGACGACTTCGCGGCGGACGCCGTCGTCGCCGAGAAGAACTACGGCGGCGACATGGTCACCGCCACGTTGAAGGCCAGCGGCGTGCCCAAGCGGGTCATCACCGTCAGCTCGCGGCGCGGCAAGGCGATCCGCGCCGAACCCATCGTCGGGGTGTACGAGCAGCACCGCGCCCACCACTGCGGCGTCTTCGCCGAGCTCGAGGACCAGATGACCACGTGGCAGCCGTACGAGGACACCTTCAGCCCGGACCGGGTCGACGCCCTCGTCCACGGGGCCACCAACCTGTTCGGTCGCACCACCATCACCAGCGTCGCCACGCCTGCCGCCTTGCGGCGGGAACCCGCCCAGGGGCGGCGACACCTCGGCGCGCAGGTTCCGTCGCCGCGGTGACTTCTCGGCAACAGTGAGAGGTTGCATCTGCAATGACCCTCGACGAACCGTTCCCGCTGCTGCTCGCCGTCGTCGTCGGCACGCTGGCCGCGGCCCGGGTCGTGCGGCTGGTGGTGGACGACGACTGGCCCCCGGTGGCGAAGTTGCGCGAGTGGTACGTGACGAAAGCAACCGAACAATGGCAGCCTCTGATCGAGTGCCCGTGGTGCGTGGGCGTGTACGTTGCGGGCCCGGCGGTGGTGTGGTTCGCGTCGCTCGTCGCGTGGCCCGACGCCACCGCCAACCTGTACGCCTGGTGGATCGTCAACGGGTGGCTGGCGGTGGCCTGGGCGGCGGCGTACCTGTGCCTGCGCGACGTTCCGCCCGACCAACGCCAATAGGACTAAGCTTCCCGCTCCGATGGCGCGGACGAAGACCCCCGCCCCGGCACCCGTCGCCCCTCCGGGCTTCGTCGCCAGCGCCGTGCGCCTGCCCACCATCAGCCGCCGCAAGGCGGGACGGCTGGAAGGGTGGCAGGGCGAGGCGTGGAACTACTGGGACACCGTGGGCGAGTTGCGCTACGTGGCGACGTGGATCGGCAACGTGCTCAGCCGGGCCCGCCTGACCGCCGCCGAACGCCAAGACCACAGCCTGGTCCCGCTGGACGACGGCCCCGCCGCCGAGGCGATGGACGTGCTCTACGGCGGGCCCCAGGGCCAGGCCGAGATGCTCCAGCAGAACGGCGTCCACCTCACCGTGGGGGGGGAGTGCTACGTCGTCAACCGGGCCCGCGACGACAGCTGGTTCGTGCTCAGCTCGGGCAAGGTCACCGAGATGGGCCGGGGTCGGCTCCAGGCCGACTTCGGCACCGAGGGGGGTTCGCAGCCGCTCGCCGCCGACGACCTCGTGATCCGACTGTGGACCCCCCATCCCCGTGACCCCACCCGGGCCGACAGCCCCGTGCGCTCCAACCTGGGCACGCTGGCCCAGATCGCCGCCTACGACGCCCACATCTCCGCCCAGCTGCGCTCCCGGCTGGCCGGGGCCGGGATCCTGTTCATCTCCAACGAGATCAGCTTCCCCACCCCGCCCGACATGGACCCCAACGCCTCCCAGGCCGACATCTTCATGACCCTGCTGGGCGAGTCGATGCTGACCCCGATCGAAGACCCCACCAACCCGTCCGCGCTGGTCCCGATCGTGGCGATGGTGCCCACGGAGAGCCTGGGCAAGAACGAGCACGTCAAGTTCTGGACCGAGCTCGACGCCAACGCCGTGGCGATGCGCGACGCCGCCATCAAACGTCTCGCCCTCGGCTTGGACGTCCCCCCGGAAGTGTTGTTGGGCGTGGCCGACGCCAACCACTGGAACGCCTGGCTCTCCGAGGAGTCGGCGGTCAAGGCCCACCTGGAGCCGCGGCTGGCCGTGATCGCCTACGCCCTCACCGAGACGTACCTGCGCCCGGCGATCAAAGGCCAGGTCGACGACCCCGACGACTTCTTCGTCATCGCCGACACGTCTTCGATCCGCCTGCGCCCCAACCGCAGCTCCGAAGCGATCGAGCTGTACAACCTGGGCGAGCTCTCCGGCCCCGCCCTGCGGCGGGAGACCGGGTTCCAGCCCGAGGACGCCCCCGTCACCGCCGAGTTCCGCCAGTGGCTGCTGCGCCGGTTGAGCGTCGGCTCGACCGACCCGTCCCAGACCCAGGCCGCGTTGAAGCTGCTCGGGATCGACCTCGGCACCGACACTGCCCCGGCCCGGGTCAACACCCCACCGCCGGACGACTTGCGCACCGACACCGCCCCGGCGCTCCCCCAGCGCAACCCGCCGGGCATCGACGCCGGACGTCAACGGGCCGACGAACAAGCCGCCCAAGGGCTGGCGGCGGCGTGCGACGTGCTGGTCTATCGGGCGCTGGAACGGGCGGGCAACCGGCTCAAGAACGCCCATCCCCGCACCGACTCCTCGCGGGTCGCGGCGGTGGCGATGTACCAGAAGTTCTCCGCCGACCCGGACAAGCTGCTGGAGGGGGCGTGGGCCTGCGCGCCGGAGGTCCTCGCCCCCTACACCGACGACGTCGCCGGGGTGGTCGAGACGCTGGACTTCTACGTGCGCGGACTGCTGGCCTCGCACCGCCCCCATTCCGAAGTGGTGATGAAGGCGCTGCTGGCTTCCCGCCCCCAGGCGCTCGCGGCGGGGTGACATGGCGACCGTCGCCGAGCTGGTCCGTCTGATCCGGTCCGACGTCGTGCGGGCGCTGCGCGACGACGACGCCGTGGCCCGCACCCAGAAGCTGCGCGACATCGCCGAGGAGGCCTACGAGATCGCCTACGGCGACTACGGCAGCGACACCGCCTGGGTGCCCACGGGCCAGGTCAGCTTCGCCGGGAGCATGACCAACGCCTGGCTCCACACACAGCCCGACGGCACCCCCGAACAGGTTGAGCGGGTGGCGACGGTGATCGCCACCGCGGCCAACAACTCGGCGTTCCTCGACGCCCAACCCGACGGCGTCGACGTGGAGTGGCGGACCATGCGCGACGACCGTGTGCGCACGCTGCACCGCCCGCTGGACGGCCAGATCCAACCGGCCGGGCAGCCGTTCATGGTCGGCGGGTTCCCGCTGTCGTACCCGGGCCAGCCGGTGGGCCCGCCGGAGGTCTGGATCAACTGTCGTTGCCGCCTGCTCACAGGAGGACTCATGAGCACCACCGCCACCGCCGAACCCGACAGCCTGGTCGCGGTCTCGGACACCCCGTGGAGCCAGTTCTCCGCCTCCGACTACTCGATCGAGCAGTGGCGGCGGGCCTGCCTGCTGCGGATGCCGGGGGGCGACCCGGAGTCGAAGTCCACGTACAAGCTCCCGGTGCGCGAGCCGGGCGGCGCGTTGAACCGCAACGGCGTCCACGCCGCGGCCGCGGCCTTGGGTGGGGCACGCGGAGGTGTCGATGCCCCACCCGAGGCCAAGGACAAGGCCCGGCGTAAGCTGCGCGGGCTGTATCGCCAGATCGGTGACGAGATCCCCGAGAGCCTCGCCGCCGACGGCGAACCCGCCGACAACGAACCCGCCGCCGACGACGAGCTGGTCGCGGTCAACACCCACGACGCCCCCGGCTGGATCACCAACCCGCGTGACACCCAGCGTCTGCGCGACTACTGGGCCCACGGCGAAGGCGCGGCCAAGATCGGCTGGGGCACCCCCGGCGACTTCAACCGCTGCCGGGCCCAACTGGGCAAGTACGTCCACAACCCGGCCTGGCTGGCCGGGACGTGCGCCAACCTGCACTACGTCGCCCTCGGCTTCTGGCCGGGGGGCGAGACCGGCTACCGCAACCGCCGCGGTTCCATCGAGGAGGAGAACCCCGTGCCCGACGACCCCACCACCCTGGCCGTCTACGACGCCTTCCAGACCGCGGTCACCGCCGCCATCGAGACCGACAACGGCCTGCCGCCGGTCGAGTGGTTCCAGAACCCGAACCTGACCGCGGCCACCCCGGCCACCGTCGACGGCGACCGCTACTTCTCCCACCTCGCCGCCTGGGGCACGTGCCACGTCGGCATCGAAGGCTCCTGCACCACCGCGCCCCGCAGCGCCGCCAACTACGCCTACTTCCGCACCGGGTCGGTCAACACCACCGGAGGCCCGGTGGCGGTCGGCCACATCACGCTCGACACCGGCCACGCCGAGAAGCACCTCGGCCCCAACGACACGATTCGCCACTACGACGACACCGGCACCGTCGTCGCCGACGTCGCCGCCGGGGAAGACGAGTTCGGCATCTGGGTCGCCGGGGCGCTGCGCCCCGGCGTCACCGACGAGCAACGGCGGGCGCTCCAGGCCGGTGCGCTCAGTGGCGACTGGCGGCGCATCGCCGGGAACCTCGAGCTCGTCGCCGCGCTGGTGGTCAACGTGCCCGGCTTCCCGATCCCCCGGCCCGAACTGGCCGCGTCGGGCGAGGTGGAGCTCTCGCTGGTCGCCGCGGCGATCGTCACCGTCGACCCCAACGTGGCCCAGGCCGACGCCATCGCCACGATCGTCGTGGACAAGATGACCGCGGCCGCCAAGCGTCGCCAGCGGGCCTACCGCCTCAACGAGGAGATCCGCCGCCGCCGCATCGCCGCCGTCCACCGGGCCACCGCGGTAGGTTCGGACTGATGCCCTGCGGCTGCGGAAAGAAGAAGGTCTACGTCGTCACCCGCAAGGACGGCACCAAGATCACCGTCGACAGCCTGACCGCGGCGATGAACGAGGTGCGCCGCTACGGCGGCAGCTACGAACGCAAGTGACAGGGTGACACTCGGCTGAATACCCGGCGCTCCGCTAGGGCTGCCAGCGGCCGGGTGATCGGGGAGCGCAGCCACCTGTCACACCCATGGTGTAGAGTCCCCACCAACGACCCCCGGGTTCTGAGCGAAGCTCCCCGGGAGCGGGCGCATAGCGCCTCGTGTGGTCGGTGCCGTTCCCTGTCCACGTTCCACCGCGACGGAGGCCCCACATGGCGTACGAACTCCCCGAGGATCTGGGTGCGCAGTCGCCCGACCAGCTCCAGGCGTTGATCGACCAGGGCCTCGACGCCCTGCGCGCCCTGGGCGTGACGGAGGACTCCGACGACGAAACCCTCACCGCCGGTGAGCGCATCGTCGGCTTGATCAACGAGGTCCAGGCCGCGCTCACCGACAAGCAGACCCGGGCCACCCGGGCCCAAGGCGTGAAGCTGTTCCTCGACACCCCTCCGCCGCCCGCCGTCAGCACCGACGAGCCGCCCGCCGAAGAAGGCGGCGACGAACCCGAAGCTCCGGCTGAGACCCCGGCCGAGGAGCCCGGCAGCGAAGGCGGCGACGCCGAGACGATCACCCCTGACGAGGTGATCCAGCCGGTCGCTGCCTCGACCTCTCCGGCGCGACGCGCCGCCGCCAACGCCGCCAAGCCGATCGTGCCCCGACATCGTCCACCGGCCGCCAGCCTGACCGCCGCCGCCGACGTGCCCGGTCTGCCCACCGGGGCCACGCTCGACGGGCTCGACGCGGTGGGCGACGCCGTGATCCGCCGGATGCGCTCGCTGCCCACGACCCGCGTCGGCGGCACCGACGGCGTGCGGATGCAGTACGGCGCGGCGATCATCCGCAAGAACGGCTACGACGGCCTGACCCAGGACAACAACGACTTCGACGACCACAGCCTGGTGTGGGCGACGGGCAACGAGTCCCGCCTGCCGGGGGGCTCGCTGGTCGCCGCGGGAGGCTGGTGCGCCCCGTCCGAGACGCTCTACGACCTGTGCCAGTTCGAGTCGGTGGAGGGGCTGTTGAGCATCCCCGAGTTCCAGGTCACCCGGGGCGGCATCCGCTGGACCCAGGGCCCGGACTTCTCCGACATCTACGAGGCGTGCGGCTTCTTCATCACCAACGCCCAGGCCGAAGCCGGGGGGCCGTTCGACAAGACCTGCTGCATGGTCGAGTGCCCGCCGTTCGACGAGATCCGCCTGGAGGCCATCGGCTTGTGCGTGAAGACGCCGCTGTTGACCAACGCCACCTACCCGGAGCTGGTGCGGCGGTTCATGGAGGGCGCGCTGGTCGCCCACCAGCACAAGGTCAACAAGTACCTGCTCGACCAGATCAAGGCCGCCGCCGGGACGCCGTTCATCCCCGCCGACACCGGCAGCGTGATCCGCACCCTGGAAGCGATCCAGTACACCGCGATCGGGATGCGCTACCGCCACCGCCTGGGCCAGTCGACCACGATCGAAGTGGTCATGCCGCTGTGGTTCCGGGGCATGCTCATCGCCGACCTGACGCTGCGCCAGATGCCGCCCGCCTCGGCCGACGCCTTCCTCAACGCCTGGTTCGCCGACCGGATGCTGGCCCCGCAGTGGGTGTTCGACCTGGACGACCCGACCGTCAACGGCTGCGACGTCGACTTCCCCGAATGCGCCACCGCCCTGCTGTACCCGGCGGGCACGTGGAGCCGGGGTTCGCTCGACGTGATCAACATCGACGCCGTATACGACTCGACGGGCCTGGCCGACAACGTGTTCACGGCGCTGTTCATGGAAGAGGGCATCCTCGCCGTGCAGCGCTGCACCCACACCTGCGCCGTGTGCATCCCGGTCTGCGTCAGCGGCCGCACCGCGGCCAACGACATCTCCGAGTGCCTCGTCGTCAACGCCGGGTCCGGCGGGGGCGGCGGTGGTGGCGGGGCCACCGGGGCCACCGCGGGCACGCCGGGCACGTGGACGCCTTCGGGTTCGGCACCGTCGGCCAGTGCCGCCGACGCCAACGGCGACGGCATCGTCGCCAGCCCGGCCACGGCCTGGACCACCGGCCAGTACGTCGTGTCCGGCGGCGGCGACATCCACTGGAACGGCACCTCGTGGGTCGCCGGACGGGCCCCGTGATCGGATCCTGACCGATGGTCACCACGCTCCCGCTCAACTACGTCGAGGTCCCTGCCCCCGCGGTCGCGGTGGGCGGGGTACTCGCCGCGGCGCGCGTGGTCCCGGCGGCTTCCACCCACGACCTGGGCGGGGCGCAGTACCTCACCGACGCCTGCGCCGAAGGCAACGTCTGGCTGGAGTTCTGCTTCGACGCCGCGTCCAACGCGACGAAGGAGTTCGCCGACGCCCCCGAAGTGGTCGAAGGTGCCCCGTTCGCGGTGTACGCCGGGGTCGGCTGCGACCTGGCCCGGCCGCAGGATTCGGCCACCCGGGCCCGCAATCGGCTCGACTACACCGAGCGGCACCAGATCGACCTGCACGTCGTCGACTGGCTCGGCACCAACTCGGCCGACCTGGGCGGGCCGCTCCCGATCGCCCGGGCGATCGGCATCTTGGAGAACTACATCGCCGCGGCCTACGGCGGGGTGCCGGTGCTGTACATCCCGCGGGTGTTGATCCCCGAAGCGGCCCAGCAGGGCCTGGTCACCCCGAGCCTCAACGGGGGGCTGGTCACCGCCCAGGGCTCGGTCGTCGCCAACGTCGACGTCGACCCGACGACGACCACCTTCTCGATCTTCGCCAGCGGTCAGATCACCCTCATCCGGGGACCGCTGATCGAAGCGCTCGCCCCCGCCGGGGGCATCCAGGCCGACGGCACCGCCGCCAACCCCAGCCGGGCCTTGGCCGAACGGATCTACGTGCCCCTGATCGAGTGCGTGGCGGCCCGGCTGACCGTGTGCGACGCGGACTGCGGGACCACGCCGTGACCACCAACCCATCCACCGCGTAGGGGGTCTGATGCCCACTTCTTTCCCCCTGGTCCGGGGCCGGACGATGCGCGTGACCAAGGTCGACGGGTGCTGCTCGCCGCTGTACGGGCCGGACAACATGGTCGTCACCGACGGCTTCGTCTCGGTCGCCCTCACCGCCAACGTCACCGCGCCCGAGGAGATCGTCGTCCAGAACGCCAACGGCCAGACCTGCGTGCGCGATCCGGGGTGTCCGGAGTTCAACGGCTACGGCGTCGAGATCACCTTCTGCGACGTCACCCCCTGCCTGTTCTCGCTACTCACCGGCCAACCGGCCGTGCTCAACCACGCCGGAGACGTGGTCGGCTTCCGGATGAACTCCGACACCAACGTCTGCGGCATGGAGTCGCGCGGCTTCGCCCTCGAAGTGTGGATGGGCGTGCCCGGGGTGGCCTGCCTCGGTGAGGAGGGGGCCTTCGGCTACCTCCTGCTGCCCTGCCTCCAGGCGGGGGTGGTGGGCGACTTCACGATCGAGAACGCGGCGATCACGTTCACCGTCACCGGGGCCAGCACGAAGGACGGCAACGGCTGGGGCGTGGGGCCGTATACGGACGTCGTCACCGACGACACCGGAGCTCCGGCTGCCCTGCCCGACCCGCTCGACGCCAACGACCACCTCTACGTCGCCTTCACCACCCAGCAACCGCCGCCGCCGACCGACGGCTGCGCCGAGCTGGTGGCCCCGACCAACGCCGCCACGGGTGCGACCGAAGTCGTCGGTGCCGCAGGCACGTGGACCCCGGCCGGGTCGGTGCCGCCGAACACGGTGTCGGCGCTCATCGCCGGGTCGCCGGTCACTGTTGTCGCCTCCCCGACCACGGCGTGGAGCACGGGCAGCTTCGTCCAGACCGGGACCGCCGGGACCGCCGGGCAGGCCCACTGGAACGGGACCGCCTGGGTCGCCGGAGTGGCACCCTAAGCCGTCTAGCCTCCTGCCGTGGCCGAGACGGGTTGCGTCGACTGCGCCACGTGCGTGCCGTGGCGGGCCGACATGGCCTGCTGCGACAGCTGGGACGAGCTCGACCCGGACCTGCGCGTGCGCGCCCTGGACCTTGCCTGGTCGACGTTGCGCACGCTCAGCGGCGGCCAAGTGGGCAACTGCGCGGTGGTCATGCGGCCGTGCCTGGGCCCGCCGTGCGACTGGTGCCTGACCAACTGGTGGCAGCCCACGATCGTCAACGGGCAGTGGGTCAACCAGCCCTGCGGCAAGCCGCCGTGCTGGTGCGAGCGGCTGTGCGAGATCGTGTTCCCCGGCCCGGTGGCGACGATCGACACCGTCACCGTGGACGGCGCGGTGCTCCCGGGTGACGCCTACCGGCTGGACAACGGGCACCGCCTCACCCGTGTCGACGGCGAGTGCTGGCCGTCGTGCCAGCACGTCGATCTGCCCCCCACCGAGGTCGGCACGATGGTGATCACCTACGTGCCCGGACTCGTCCCCGGCCCGGCCGGTCTGTGGGCGGCGGGGGTGCTCGCCTGCGAGTTCGCCAAGGCGTGCACCGGAGCCAAGTGCCGTCTGCCGTCGTCGATCACGTCGATCGCCCGCCAAGGGGTGGCCTACGAGTTCTCCGACGGCATGTTCCCCAACAACCAGACCGGCATCCGCGAGGTCGACGCCTACGTCCACTCGATCAACCCCCGCGGCCACTCGCGTCCGTCGCTGGTGTGGTCGCCGGACGTGTCGTGGGCCCGCCACCGCTACCAGCCCGCCCCCGCCCCGGCCCAGTCGATCGACCTGGCGTGGAGTCAAGGGCAGGCGCTGGTTCGCACGATCGTGCTCAGCGCGGTGGTGTCGCGGGGCTGGGAGGGCGACTACACCGCCCCGATCAAGGATCGCAGCGGGATCCTGTACGGCGAGTTCGACGTCACCGAACAAGTCGTCGGGGACGACATTCGCCTCACCCTGACCCTGTCGTCGGCCACGTCGGCGGGGATTCCGGCGGGCAGCTACACCTTCGATCTGATCCAGGACGGGACCACGGTCCGCGTGCGCGGCACGGCCACGGTAGGAGCGCTGGTGACGGTATGAGCGACACGATCTGCGTCACGGTCACCGACGACAGCGGCCCGCAGGGCCCACCCGGCCCACCCGGCCCGGCCGGTCCCGAAGGCCCTGTGGGCGACACCGGCCCCGAGGGTCCCCAGGGCATCCAAGGTGAGCCTGGCCCCACCGGCCCCACCGGGTCCACCGGGCCGCAAGGACCGCAAGGCCCGCAAGGCGAGCCGGGATCCAGCGTCACGATCATCGGCGAGCTGCCCGACGTCGGCTCGCTCCCCCCGTGCACCAACGCCGGTGACGGCTACCTGATCAACGGCGACCTGTGGGTCTGCGACGGCACCAACTGGGAGAACGTCGGCCCGATCCAAGGCCCTCCCGGCCCCCAGGGCCCACCTGGCCCGGCTGGCCCAACTGGGTTGACCGGAGCCACCGGCCCGGCCGGGGCTCAGGGCCCCCAAGGCATTCAGGGACCGCCGGGGCCTGCGGGCACGACCACGTGGGATCCCGGGATGATCGTCATGTTCGGGGCTGCCTCCCCGCCCGTGGGCTGGCTGCTGTGCGACGGCTCCGCGGTCAGCCGCACGCAGTACCCCGCACTGTTCACCGCCATCGGCACGACGTGGGGCCCCGGCGACGGGACGACCACGTTCAACCTGCCCGACTTCTTCAACTTCTTCCCCTACGGCAGCCTGACCCCGAACCAGACCGGCGGTTCGGCCGACGCGGTGCTCCCCGCCCACACCCACACGATGGCCCACACCCATGCCGAGACCGCCCACACCCACACGATCAACCACGGCCACAGCGCCTCGTCGGCCAACGAGCCCGGCCACACCCACGCCGTGTTCCGTTTCCGTCAGCCGACCGGAGCCAGCGGACCCGCCGAGGAGAATGGCGTTTGCGGGGCGATGCAGGGCTCCGGCGTGCTCACCAACGCCCAGACCGGCATCCAGGGTGCCCACAGCCACGCCATCACGGTGAACAATTTCAACGGCCAGTCGGGTTCGGCGGGCGGCGGCACCACTGGCCCGTCGTCGACCGCCAACACCGGCCAGGCCGGACAGACCGCGACCAACGCCAACCTGCCGCCCTACCGCACGGTCCCGTTCATCATCCGGGCCGATCCGTGACGATCGCCGCCCCCCGCCAGCTGACCCTGGCCGAACGGCTGCTCGCCCTGGCCGACTGCGTCTGCGAACAGCTCGCCATCACCGGGGCCGGGCCGACGTGTTGGTGCGGGCTGTTCCCCGGGCTCGAGGTCTCGTGGGACTTCTGCACCGACTGCGCCAACGACGTCTGCGGCATGGGCTGGGTGCGGGTCAACGGGGCCAACCCGTACGACGTGTTCCCGACCGCCACCGTCGACCTGCACTGCGCGATGCCGCTGGCCGTCGAACTGGAGGTCGGGGCGATCCGCTGCATGCCGCTCACCACCGACGGCGCGCTGCCCACCCCGGAGCAACTGGGCGACGTGACGCTGCACCAGCTGATGGACGCGCTGGCGCTGCGCACGGCGATCCAATGCTGCGGCGTGGCCGACATCGCCTTGGGCCTGTACACCCCGACCGGCCCCGAAGGCGGATGCGTGGGCGGGTTCTGGAGCGCGTTCCTGGCGGTCGACTGATGGCGTCGGCGTCGGTCAACATCGACAGCACGGCGATCATCGCCGAGCTCAACACGCCGGGTGGGGCGGTGTTCGTCTGGCGTGACGAGGCCGCCCAGGCGATCGTCGAGAAGGCCGAGGCGACCAGCCCGGTGAACAAGAAGGGCAACGCCACCCACCGCGGCGGGCTCACCGGCACGTACAAGCGGGGTTGGCAGTGGGACGGTCGCGGCTCCAACGGCAACACCGTGCGGGCGACGATCTGGAACACCGCGCCCCACGCCCCGATCGTCGAGTTCGGCCGTGGACCGGCCAACTTCACCCGCCAGACGTTCGCCTGGACCAAGTGGCGCGGCATCCGTACGACCTACTTCACCCGGGCGCGGCGGGGCAAGCACATCCTCCAGAAGGCGGTCAACGCGGTGGGCTCCGCCACCGGCGACTGGAGCCCGTTGTAGGCTCGCCCGCCGTGAAGCAGTTCACCACCGCCGCTCGGCGGGGGACCTCGGCGCTGCCCGACGCCACACCCGTCGAGTTCGAATACGAGGTGCGTGACGGTGAGTTCGTCACCATGCACGCCCACCCTCCCACCACCGGCCAGCTGGCCCTGTTCGTGTCGGACCAGGCCACCAAAGGCGGCATGGGGTCGATCACGGCGATGCTGGAGCTGTTCATGGTGGTGCTCGACGAGAAGGACTACGAGATCATCAAGGACCAGCTCCACGACGGGCTCGACCTGGAGGTCATCACCGAGATCTTCTCCTGGCTGATGGAGGAGTGGGGTCTGCGCCCTACCCGGCCGTCCTCCGGCTTGTCTCCATCGCGGCGTACCAATGGTCAGCGATCGACGGCGAGGCGGCGAGCCGCGGTCTCGACTATTTCGACCTGACGTTCGACCGCTTCCTCAACGTCATCTACTGGTGGGCGGTGCGTCGGGTGCAGGACCCGAACCGCTTCGCCGAGGAGTTGGAGCGGCCGCTGGACGGTCACCGCCACGTCACCGAAGCGGAGATCGAGCGCGACGGCGCGGCGTTCGTCGCCTTCGCCGCGGCGATGGGTGTCCGCCCTCCGGCCGCTGACGCTCTACCATCTTCGCCCAGCACGTCGTAAGCCCGCGGAGGTTGCTGGATGGCTGGGCGGTCGATCGGACGCGTCGAAGTCTCCGTCGACGCCGACACCGGCAAACTGAAAGCACAGATCGTCAAGGCCTCGGAGGAAGCAGGCGAGGCCGGTGGCGAAGCGATCGAAGAAGGCCTGGCCGACGTCAACGGTCGCGAGGTCGTCAACAAGATCAAGAAGATCCGCGCCGAGATCCAACAGGAGCTGCGCGGCCTCGACGTGGACGTCGGCGTGGACGACGCCAACGCCCGCGCCGACCTGCGCCGGTTGCAGGCGCAACTGCGGGCCCTCCAACTGTCGCTGGACGTGGTGCCGGGCGTCGACCAGACCAAGGTGCTGGAGGAGATCGTCCAGCTGCGCGAACGGATCGCCAAGCTGCTCAAGGTCTCGACCAAGGTCGAACTGGACCAGCGCACCGTCACCGAGGTCAACGCCGCCGTCCAAGCGCTGATCGACGAGCACGTCACCGTCCACGTCGAACCGGAGGTCGACGACGCCCAGGCGGCGGCGGCGATGGCCCGGCTGCGCGCCCAGGCCGAAACCGCCGGGTCGAGCAGCGGTGGCGGATTCATGCAGGCGTTCTCGGGGGCGTTGTTCGACCAGGAGAAGCTGGCCGCGGCGGCGATCGGCCTGTTGGGCAACGACATCGCGATCCTGTTGCAGGGGGCGGTGGCGGCGTCGGTGGCGGTCGTGTCGAGCGCCTTCGGCGCGCTCACCGCGGCGATCGGCGCGGCGTTGCCGCTCATCGCCTCGCTCATCCCGGCGCTGGGGGCAGTGGTCGTCGGGTTCCAGGGCATGGGCGACGCGCTGGGCGCGGTGACCAAGGGCTTCAAGGAGGCCACCGCCGCCGGTCAGGCGTTCGACATCACGTCGATCAGCGATCAGTTGCAGGGCCTGGCCCCGGCGGCGCGGGCGTTCGTCGAGGAGTTCGCCCGCATCTTCCCGCAGCTCCAGGCGATTCAACAGCAGGTCCAAGGGGCGCTGTTCGCCAACTTGGACGCTGCGCTGGGCGAGTTGGCGACGACGACGATCCCGTCGATCGGCCAGGCGCTCACCGTCGCCGCCGAGTCGATCAACACATTCTTCCTCAAGATCGCCCAGGCCTCCGAGGGCATCGACTTCGGCGGGTTGATCGAGGACCTGCAACCGGCCATCGACGCCGTGGGCGACGCGCTGGTGTCGCTGTTCCAGTCGTTCGCCCCGTTCATCGAAGCGGCCACGCCCGCCGCCCAGCGGCTGGCCGAGAGCTTCCGCGCCGCCGCCGACGGGCTGCGCGAGATGATCGAATCCGGGTTGCAGTCGGGGGCGATCAACGACTTCTTGCAGCGCGGCCTGGACAGCTTGAAGCAGTGGGCGGCGCTGGCCAAAGCCACCGCCGACGCCCTGTTCACGCTGTTCTCCGCCGGGCAGGCCCAGGGCGACAGCTTCGTCAAGAGTCTCACCAACATCATCTCGAAGTTCGACGCCTGGATGGAGTCGGCCACAGGACAGACCGCGCTCCAGGACTTCTTCCGCCAGGGGGCGGACACGCTGAAGGCCCTGCTGCCGATCCTCCAAGGCGCGCAGGGGCTGTTCGACAACCTGGTCACCGAAGACTCGATCGCCCGCTTCACCCTCCTGGCCGATTCGCTCGGGCGGGTTCTGCCGTTCCTCGGTCAACTGCTCGACATCACCGGGCGAGTCGGGATCGTCTCCACGTTCGTCGAACTGCTGGCCCGCATCGGTGAGGCGCTGCAACCGGCGATCCCGGCGTTGCAAGACCTGGCTGACGCGATCGGGTTCGCCCTGATCACCGCGCTCGACGCGATCACCCCACTGCTGGACGGCCTGGGTCCGATCATCGGCAACCTGGCCACGTCGATCAAGCCGCTGCTCCCCGTCATCGCCGACCTTGAAACCCGGTTGATCAAGATGATCACGCCCGCCCTGATCGACGCGCTGATCGCCTTCGCCGACGCCTTCGGCGCGCTGGTCCCTATCGCCATCGAACTGCTCGCCGACTTCCAGCCGGTGATCGACGTCTTCGGCGAGCAGTTGGCCGCGGCGCTCGAAGCGGTGACCCCGCTGCTGCAACTGCTGGCCGACATCTTGGAGGCGCTGCTGCCGGTGGTCGAAGCGTTGGAGACGCCGCTGCGCGTGCTGGCCGACGCGGTCGGCCTGGTCACTCTGCCCATGACAGCGCTCGGCAAGGGCATCGAATTCGCCGGTTCCAAGCTCCACGACGTCTTCACCCCCGAGCTCGACGCCTCGACCGACGCCAGCCTGGCCCTCAACCGCCGCATCCGCGAGCTGGGCAACGAGGAGGGGCGCTTCCGCAACCAGGTCGACGCGATGGCGGGAGCTCAGAAGCAGCAGGCGGCCCAAACCGAAGCGGCGACCGAAGCCTGGGTGGCATATGCGAAAGGGATCATCGCCGCCGCGAAGGCGCAGGAGGCCGCTAACGTCGCCGCCGAACGCAACCGGGTGCACATCGAGGCGCTGCGCGATCGCCTGGAAGAACTCAACACCGCGGGCAGCGACGTCATCGACCCGCTGGAGCGGGCCGGGTTCGCCTTCGATGCCGCCGCGGGCGCGGCCAAGCGCGCCGCCGACGACGCCGAACGGCTCCAGCAGGTGTTCGAAGACTTCATCGACCCGGCGCTCAACGCTCAGGAAGCGGCCCGCAACATGGCCCAGGAGTTCGCCGACTTCGGCGAGACGATCAAGGGCCTGATCGAGGAGAACGCCCTCGCCGACATCGTCACCCAGACCGACGAGGCGACCGCCGCGATCAACTTGAACACCCAGGCCGGGCGCGATTTCGCCCAGGGCCTGGAAGACCGGATCAAGGTGATCGAGGACTCGACCACGGCGACGATCGGGATGGTCGACGCCCAGACCGGGCTGGCCAAGTCGGGCGGGCAGGCGGCGCGCGAGATGGTGCTGTTGCGCCAGCAGTTGATCGACCAGGTCACCGCGCTGGGCCTGACCAACGAGCAGGCCACCGCCCTGGTCGACACGTACGGGCTCACCCCCACCTCGATCGTCACCACCTTCACCCAGGCCAACATGGACGACGCCCAGAAGGAGGCGTTGCAGCTCGACGAGAACCTGAACGGCATCCCGGACTCGATCGAGACGATCATCTCGATGCCCGGGATCACCCAGGCGCAGAAGAACGCCCTGCTGCTCGACCAGGACCTGGACCAGATCCCCGACGTGATCGACACCGAGGTGACGACCCCCGGGCTGAAGGAGGTGCGGGCGGCGATCCAGGGCTA